GTACGGGGTGCGGCCGGGGAATGGTTCGTACATGTACGCGGTCACGGGCACCGGGTCTTCGGGGTCACGTGCGACCGTCACGGCGCATTCAATGAACAGCTGTTCACCGACCTGGACGGGCACCGGGCGATGTTCGGTAATCCGCAGATCGGGATACTTGGCAAGCGCCTGTGTCAGTCGGGTTTTTACGTCGACGTAATCGGACATGTCGAAGCTCACGGGTTAGCCGCCTTTCCCAATAGGTGGTCGCGTTCGCGAGCTGTTTCGTTTAGTTGTGTTCGCAGGCTGGAAATGTCCTGTTGCAGCGTTTTGATCGTGGCGCGCAGGCTGGTTATTTCTTCGTCCTGGTCGGCAATCAGCTGGTTACGGTTCCACAGGGCCACCATTTGGTCTTCGACGCGGCCGCGCAATGCGCGGTTGTCTTTGCGTGTCTTGGTACCTGACGTGTACCAGGCGTATTTCAGTCGGCGTAACAGGCTCATGCCGCGACCCACACAATGGCGTCGTGGCCGTACTGGGTTGCGCGGCGCATACCTGAATCGACCAGCCAGCCGTCTTGCTGCAGGCCGGTAACACGGGCCGACACGCTGGCGGGTGGCATGTTCAGGCGTTGGCGCAGTTCGTCCACTGTCAGGCCTTGTGACCCGGCCAAAAACACTTCGTTGTAAATGGCGCGGCGTTGGCTGCCGGCGCGGCCCAGGGCGTCTTGCCCGGCTTTTTTGCTGGTGTCTTTCGCGTCGCGTCGCCACGGTGCGTGGGGCCGCTCGAGCGGTGGTTTGGGCACGGCGAAGAGTGTGTCCTCTTCCCAGTGGTTTGGGTCATTTATGTGTCCGGGCATGTCGGGTGCCTTTCGTTATTCGTAGCGGCTGTGGTTGTGGTGTTTGCGTGCGCGGCGTTCGCGTCGGTGTGCGCGGTTTTCTTCCGCGCCTCGGTACCACTCATCGAACGCATAAATGAGAATCAGTGACATGACGGCGGCAATGACCACCATCAGTACGTGTTCGATCAGTGACCTAAGCATTGGGCAACCTGCGAAGGTATTCGATCGCGGCGCGCACAGCTTCGTAATGTGTGCCGTTGTCAAGCGCTACGTCGAGCGCGACGGCCCACAGGCCGTCAATGATTTGGTCACGTGTTAAACGTGCGTATTTGTCGGTGCGTTCTGTTTTCAGAATCGCCTGGACAACTTCGGCCACGGCCGCCAGTTGTGCGTCGTAATGTTCTGCCATTGCTGACATTTTTCAACTCCTATTGTCGGGGATAGGTGTTCGGACCATAACACACTATGACGTGGGGGTGGTGGAATGGCCGCGCCATGGCACCCAGCCGTGACGTTTCCACAGCTCGAGGCCGCCGCGCAGGCATTTGGTCAGGCTGGCGCGCAGCTCTTGCATGTCGCGACGTATCACGCGCTGGTTAATAAGAAACCGTTTGTTGGACCCGTTCAGCTGCAGGGCGCAGTATGACCCTGTGTAAGGGTCTGCCCGGTTCCAGGCCGAATTTGAGCATAAAGATTCGCGTGCAGCTATTCGGCTCACTTCGCGCAGCTCACGCACGGGCCAACCGACCTGGCGCGCCACGCGCCTCACACGGGCGCAAGCTGGGCTGTCGGCGTCATAGTACGCAGACGCGGCGTTAGGGGCACTGACGGCGATTAAACAGGCTGTCAGGGCCGCCCACAGGCGGCGGCTCATGCCCTGGGTTCCAGTTCGATCGGTTCGCCCCAGCCGGTCCACGGGGTACGGGTCGACAACTGGGCGGCCTGGACGCTCATTTCGTCGGGGTCCCGGAAGATTTGCACCAGCACGTGGCGGCCGTCCGGCAGCTGGCCGGTCAGGCATTCATACAGGAATCGTTGGGTGGTCATAGGGCACCTGCCTTGGTCGGGACAGGAAAAACCCTAACCAGACGTAGTCACTTTTTTGGTGAACCCACCCAAACGTCAAGTTTTGTAAGGGTTTTCCAGGTCTTGACCACCAGCCGGTCATTGTCCGCGAGGGTGGGCGCAACCTCGATGTGGTACCACCGGCTCGAGCTGCCAGGGGTGCCGGCGTTATCCGTGGCGGTGTAATCCTTCCAACCTGGTTTGCCGTTGCGGTTGCAACGCCAGCCACGGCCCCACGTTTCAGTGCCAGGTTTCGTGGTCCCTGCGTAATCGTGCAGCTCTTCCAGCAAAAACGCTTCGCTGTTGTCGACCAGCCATTTAGCGACCTGCGCGGCCGCCTTGGGGTCAACCCAGCCAAGATCGGCCGCACGGCCGCTGCCGTGGACACTGGGCAGACTGCCGCCCCTAATGGGTCTAACCCCAAAGGTGCCCAGGTTGCGGAACCCGTATTGTTTGCACAGTAGTTGCACCAGCTTTTCTGTGCCTGGGCGTTTGCCGGCTGCTGGCACGTCGCTGCGCCCGGTGTATGGCCTGGTCATGCGTCTGGTATCCCGTCGCCGTCACGGTCGGGTTTGTTGCCGCTAGCGATCATCACGCCAGACAGGGTGCCGGTCAGGAACATGATGACCGGGTTTAACAGCTTGAAGAATTCGGCGTCGACGCTGGACAGTTCGCCTTGGTAAACGAACAGCAACCCAAACAACATTGCGCCCAGGCTGATTGACAGGCAGGCGACCAGGGCAATGCCGACAGCGAAACGCAGCCGGACGTTTAACTGTTCTGCCGTGTAACGCGGCCGTGTGCTTTTCAACATGCTGCCCCCCTGGCGGCGATCGTGCTGGGCGTGTACCCAAACGCTTTGTTTTTGACTCTTACGGTACTAGACGGTGCTACTACGCAATCGCCGGGGTATCGCTGAACCGTGCAGCTGATCGCTGACATGGCCAGTAGCGCCGCCACGATGGCGACGCGGTACTTCATGGGGTTGGGGTCTCCTCGGGTGCTTCTTCTGTCCAACCTGATGCCATCAGGTCGGCGTATTCTTCCTCGGTCATTTCGCGCACTTCGTCGTCAATCTGAATGTTGGGGCGTGTCATGTCATGCCTTTCGGTATCCGTAGACGGTGATCGTGCCGCCGGTCATCGTTCCTGTATTTGGAGTTAGCGTGAACGCCGTGTATGACGTCGTGTCGGCAAGGGTTCCTTGAAGAGTGCCAGCGTATGTTCCGTTGCCTGCTGGGATATTTGCTTGAACATAGGTGTATTTAGCCAAAAAGGGATTGATCAGCGTAATGTCGGCGCTGAGTCCCCCAGTTGAGTGTCCTTGCCCAGCGTAAAGAAAATTTGCTTTGAGACTGCCGTTGTCGGCTAATGCTGTGTTGGTAGTAAACGTAGCGTACAAAAACGTGTAGTAATAGTTTGTCGAAGCGCTTCCGAGTGTCAACGAGAGAACCGTTGTAGCGCTGATCGTCCCACCCGTTAAAATGATTTTATACGCGTCGTAATCGGTTGAAAAAGCCGATGATACGGTCACGCTGGAAACACCCGAGCCGATCGTCTGCGATTTGATGTAGACGAGGCCGCCGTTTGCTAGGTAGGTGTTGGTGTCGGCTGCGGTGAGGACTTCGCCGGTGGTGAATGTTTTGACTGCCATTAGAACCCCAGTTTGTTTTCGTTTAGTTTGCCGTAAATCACGTCGTCAAGAATGAGAAACTGCCTAACTTCGGCCGGTATCAGGTTGTAAGTGAAACGGGTGCTGCCCGGTGTCGCTGTGATACTGCCGCCGATTGCGTACACGGGGTACAGGTTGCTGCGAAACCCGATCGTGAATTTTGACCAGGGGTTAGTTGGCGACGCCATTTTGGTTAGGTAGTTGTGCGTTTGCACGTAGTCCACAGCGCTGATGGTGATCGGGTCGCCCTCTTGCAGCACCAGCGAAGCGTTCAGATAGTTAGCCAGGTCGGCCGCCTGGCTAGTGGTTTGGTCATACGTGGCAATGTCATACACGCGGCTGCCAGTGCCCCCGAATTGTGCAGCCAACCCGTCAGGCTGGACCACCACTTTGGTGCTGTAGTTTTGCGCTCGAGTACCAAACCCGATTTGGTCAAATTTGATTTCGTCCGGGGCCATACCCACAGTGCCGTCGCCCCAGTTCCAGCCAAACCAAGACGTGTAACGGCGGCCGTACAGCTGTATTTGCGCGACGGTTTCGCCCAACGCGCCCTGTTCCATCTGCAGCAACGTGCCCAAAAGGCTGCCTACCTGGGTTTCGTCAAACGTTTGGGCTGACACAGTGCTGGCTAGGTTGTAACCCGACACTGTGATAGGGGGGCTAAACGCTTCCACGGCCTGTTCAATGTTTTGCCCGGCTGTCCACGTACCGTCAGCTGTTTGGCGGCCGATACGGGCCGAAGTGCCTTCGGCTTCAATTCGCCAGGTGTCGCCGTTTGTTACAAAATCGTAGTTGTAAGCAATGTCAGACACTTGGCCTTCAAATTTGGAAGCGCCGCTAACAGTCGGGCTGCCGCTGGTAGAAGACATTTCAACTTTTACCAGGTTGTCCATCTTCAAAGGATTGGTGGTGAACTGGCCGACGTTGCGGCCCTCGATCACGCACCGGGCAGGTGCCCACACGTCAGTGATGTTCTGCAAACCCCAACTGATAAATACCGATTGAACGTCGGTCATCGTGTACGTCAGGCCGCCGTCTGGGGTGCTGTAGTACTTAACTGCCCAGGTAAACGCTGGCATTACGCGGTCCGAACTGGCACGCTGCCGTTTTGGAACGCATAACGGCGCAGGGCGTCCACCACAGCGTTAGGGTCGCCGCCATTTACGTTGATGTTCACGCTCGAGGTGCGGACAGTGCCGCCACGCCCAGCAGGTTGGCCCAACGCCATGAACGCGGCCGCGCTGAAACCTGCCGGGTCAAACATTGGGGCCGCCTGGCCGCCGCCGGCGATGGTGGCCGCGTTGCTGCCGAACATGGCACCAAGCTGTTCTGCGCCTTCAATCGTGACAACAAATTTCAGGGCAAATTCGGTGTCCCCAATCAGGCTGTTAATACCGTTGACGACGGCCTGCGCCTGGTCGACACCTGACTGAAACCATTTATCTGCTGACAGTTTGGCTATTTCGTCGGCGGCGTTGCTGGCTGTCAGCGCCAAACCTTTAAGCATTTTCAGGCCGTCTTCGCCGCCGTCAATGATTGCCTGGCTGATCGCCAGTCCGGTGTCAGCGCCCTGGTCCAGAATGGTTTGCAGCACTGTGGGGTCATCTAGGCCGCGCTGAATCAGAACCTTAAGGTTGGCTGACAGGCGGCGCGCCTTGTCTGCCTGGTCGGCCAGCACACCAAAAAAGGATTTTGCGCCTTCGCTGTCTGCAGCTTCACGCCAGGCCGCGCCAATGTCAAAAATGCTCATGACACCTTGGCGTATGCCTTTGTAAAAATCGTTGTAAAGCGATTGGGCGTCAGTCAGTTTGTCGTTGGCTGATTGCAACGCCGGGCTGAATTTGTCGCGCACGTTTTCGATTGCGTCGCTCAAAGCATCTTGGTATGCCTTCAATGCTTTGGTGGCGTCGTCGGTGTTTTTCTTTTTCTGTTGCAGTTTCTTGCTGCTGCCACCTGACGCGGTCGCAAAATCTTCCTCGGCGTCGGTGGTTTGACGCAAACCCTCTTTGTATGCGTTTTGATAGTCGGTCAGCTCTTGCACGTTGCGGCTGGCAACCGGCCCCATAAACCCTGTGAGTTTGGATTGCTTTTCCATCTCGAGGGTGGTTTGCGACAACGCGCCGAACAGCTCATGGAAATTGGTGGTCAACTGGTCGACCATGTCAATGGTGCCGATGTTGTCGAGGAATGGCAGCACGTTGTAAAGGCGAATAAACATGTTCAGCACGTGCGCCAGGGCGTTACGCACCGTAATGAGCGCGTTAACGAAACTGCCCAACCCGTTAATGGTGCCGTCCGATGACCGGGTGAGGCCTTGTAGCTGGCTGCGAAACACTTTTATTGCGCCGCCCACGCCGTCTTCACCGAATGCGTCGACCAGGTCAGTGATCTTTTCGACAATGTCAGTTAGCGCCGGCAGCACCTTGTAGCCGATCGCTTCGACCATTTCCTCAAAACGCAGTTTGAGACGTTGCACGCGGCCAGCAAACGTGTTGGCGTTGGCCTGGGCTGCGCCGCCGAACGTGTCAGACAGCGACTGTTGGGCCTTGTCAAAATCCTTGGTTTTGATGATTGCGTCGTCTAGGGGTATGCCCAGTTTTTTCAAACTGGCCAGCTGGCCGCCGTAGCTTTTGGCCAATGCGATTGAGATACTTTCGGCGTCTTTGCCGGTCGCCGCGCTGATGTCCAGCGCCAGGTTCATTAGCTGTTGCGCTTTGGTGGTGTCGCGTGTAGCGCGCAGCAATGTGCCTAGGCCTTGGCGCACCATGGTGTCAGTGACACCCAGGGCCAGTTGGGTTTCGTCCACGTAACTGGATACGGCGTCAATTTGTGCCTGGGTAGCGCCAACGCTGCGGCGCAGCTGCCCCTCGAGCTGTGCCATGGATCGTTCGTCTTCGGCCGCTGCTTTGGCCGCCAGGCTTAGGCCTGCCGCGACGCCACCGGCCGCCGCTGCGATCGGCAACATGGCGTTTTTGACGATGTACCCAGCCTTAGCGCCGAAGCCTTCCAGGCTTTGGAATTCCTTTTTGGCGCGGTCGAACCCTTTGGTGTCCAGGCTAGAAAAAATGGGAATGTTGATTGCCACGCCTAGACCAGCTTCCGGTTGATAATTCGCATTACGTCTTCGACGATTTTACGCACTTCGTCTTCAACAGTGGGGGTTGCCTCCTCGGCCGCTGGTTGCATGGCTCGAGGGGCTTCCGCTGGGCCGACGCGCTCGCCTTTGGCAATCAGGTTTTGCACAAACATGCTCGAGCTGTTGCGAATACCGGCATGGTCCCAGATCGCCCCGGCAGCGTCTTTCTGTTGCAAAACCAGCAACTGGTACGGGGTGCCTTTGAACTGCACTGTGCGGCCGTTGCTGAACGTGATTGTTTTGGGCGGCCGGGCGCGTTGGCCTACGATCGTGCGAATGCCTTTCACCACCTGGTCGCGGTCCCATTGGGTAGTTTCGCGGCCGCCAATTATTGGGCTGCGACCCATGCCGGACAATGGCGGTTTGCCAGAAGGAATTAGTTCCCTGGCGGCTGTCACCAGTTTGCGGCCTGCGCCGCCCTGAATGTCTTTTGTGATCTGCCGGCGCAGCGTGCGGTCTAGATCGTTTAGCGCTTTTAGCGCCTCTTGAATTCCGTAAATTTCGAAGGTGCTAACGGCGGCCATTGCGCGCCTGCTCTTTCATGACGTGTGCGACGGTGTTTAAGTCTTTCACGTCAAAATCTACGTCGGGTGGCCACCAGTGGGTGGTCACCAACAGTTCTGCTAGTGATCGCCGGACGGTGCCGGTTGGGTAGGGTTTGCGTCTTCCCTGTCGACCACCTCGATGTCGGTGACCTGTTCCACGAAACGGTCAAAGTCTGCCGGGACCACAACGCCCTGGCGCTTGGACGCTTCGAAGGCGAGGAACAGCAAATCTTCCGCGCCGATCTGGCTAGCAAGCTGTGCGGCCTTCGCCCTAAATTTGCGTTCCCACGCGACGATCACAGCCAAGCTGGTGGTCACTTCGTGAGAAACGCCTTCGCGGTCATAGCGCAACGATAAACGCATGTCGGGCTACCTTTCGTTTGTGCCTGTTAGGCGGTGACTTCGGAGTACGTGCCCCCGGTGAACACGACGCTGGCCGTTGCAAATTCGCCCAGGGCAAAGTTCGTCGGCAGTTCGGCAAGGAATGCGCCGGTAAGCGTCAGCTCGGGGTTGGTTGCGCTGGCGGCCGCGCTGGTCGCCTTCACCTTCACAGTGGTGGTAGTGCCAACCAATGCCTTGAGCGTCACCCAGGTTTCGGTCGCGGCGAACGATTGGAAAACTTCCAGTTCCACGGAGTAGTCGCCCAAACCAGCGGCGTACTTTTCCGAAACGTCACCGAAAGCGGTTGCGCGCAGCTGCGTGACGTTCTGCCGGAACACGGCGCTGGTGACCTGGTCGCTGATGTCGACGCTGTTAACCGTCACAACTGGGTTTGAAAGTACGGTGCTGGTTGCCATGAGTGTTACTCCTCGGTGCTGTTCTCTTGCTTCTTAGCAGATTTGGTGGGCTTGCTGGTGGAAATGAAGCCGCCGTCAATCAACGCCTGGACGTTGACGCCTGCGGCCGCTGCGGCCTCTTCATCGAAGTAATCGCCGGGTGTGCCGACTCGAGCGCTAATGATCGTTGCCATGGTTCCCCTTACGCGGCCTGGGCCTGAATGAACACGTTCAAATCATACGCTGGCAATTCGACGCCGCCGATGATTGCCACGGTGGGGCGGCCGTCCGTAACGCCGATTGCGGCTGTCAGTAGCGCGGCGGCCATGTTTAACAGGTTGCGGTGGGCGTCCAGATTGTTGGGGCCAAGCGTGATCACCCGTACTGGGAATTCCATTTTGGCGATCGCGGAAGACCAGGCGGTGAATCGGGGGGCGTCAATAAAAACACAGGGGGGCTGCAGGTTTCGGGGGTCCAAAACCACTGGCAGGCCGGTGACGGTGCCGATCTTGGCCGCCAGATCGTCCAGCGTTTCGTTAAACAGGTCTGTGTGCGCCGCTACGGCCATTTAGGCGACCTGTGGCCTGTCTATGCCCAACAGCTGTTTAATGACGCCTGACAGCCCTGTGACGGGTGCCTGGGCATTGTCGAACTGGGCGAAGGAATCAATGGCCCCACGTTGCCTGTACAGCATTCCCCCATACTGGATTGCGCCCAGGGCAACGTCACCACTAGGGACGGTGGTCAGGCTGTCTTGGCTGTAACCGGCTTCCTGGCGTCGACGGAAACAAAATGCGTTCGAAGCTGCCGCGCATTGGGTGACGAACGCCTGGTCTGCGGCCGTGGCCACAGCAATGCCCAGCCAATCCAAAATTTGTTGAGCCGTAATCCAGGTGCAGGTCGGGGCGTAGGTCAGGGTGCCGGTGGGCAGCGCCGCCGTCCATTGCAAATCGTCGCCTTCGTCATAGAACATGACCTGGTTTGGCGTCGGTATGTCTTCGAACATCAGCTCGCCAGTTTCGCCGTCGACGCCGATGAACCGCAGCTGGGGCAAATCTCTTACGGTGTGCGTGCCATTGAGATTGTGCCCCAGCCCGGCCAGCGTGAAACTGGTTCCCAGCTCGAGGGTGTTATTGCCCAGGGTTTGAACTACTGCGTAGTTGTCCAAACGCTGATGGAAAATAACCGTGTAGACCGTCACGCGGTGCTACCGATCAGGGGCTAACGGTGATCGACTTCACCTGCTGGCTGTCAGCGATGAACGTTGCAACGTACCCGTAGTAGCTGAACGTGCGACCCAAAGTTGAGGGCACTTCCACCGACAGCAGGCCGCGCACTTGTTCGTAGAATTCGATCGCCTGGGCGCGTGCAACCACCATGGTGTTGGCGGCAAAGTTGCGGTCCGCGATCAGCGTGAGGCCGAACGGGTTGAAAGTCGACATGCTGGTGATGTTCGACGTGCCGGCAGCGTTCACGCCCATAAGGCCTGCTGCGCCGGTGTACGGGAAAACCAGGCGCTTGTCTGCGTCCATCTGCTGGCCCATGAGCTTCCAGGTGTTCGGGTCCACGAAGATGTGGTCCGGCAGGAAGTTGGTGGCGTTGAGAATGTCGTAGGCCGCGTCGTAAAGCGCTGCGAAAAGTGTCGACGGGTCGACCGTGTTAAACGTCCAGGTGGACCCCGAAGCGCTTGCGCCAGCGGTGATCGCGTCACACGCAATGTCGTCGGTCTTCAGGCCGTATTCGCCAACCAGGTCATTCAAAATGATCTGCAGCGCGGCAGGCGACGTGAAGTCAATGTCCTGAACGGACAGCGTCACGCCCCCGGCAACAGTTGTCTTCGAAACGACGTTCGAGGCGATGACAGGCGACA